AAAAGAAAATTGGGATATCCAGTTTTGGAAATCAATGTTGCTGATGAGCAGATAGAAGATCTTGTTGATGATGCGGTTCAGTACTTTCAAGAAAGACACTTTGATGGGGTTTATCAAACCTACATGAAGTATCAACTCACTCAAGATGATTTGAATAGGGGGAGATCTCGGGGTGGATCTTCTGGTTCTGTAGGAATTACAACTACAACCGTAACCGAAACCGTAGGATATACTACTTCATTTAAATTTGAAGAAAATGGAAATTATCTACCAGTTCCTCCATCCGTAATTGGAGTTACTAAAATTTTTAAATTTGATGGAACCAATAGCATATCCCATAGCATGTTTAGTGTTAAATATCAGTTATTTTTAAATGATATTTACTATTGGGGTTCAACTGAACTTTTAACATATGCTATGGTTAAAACGTATCTAGAAGATATGGATTTCTTATTGACAACAGAAAAGCAAATTAGATTCAATAAGAGACAAGATAGATTGTATATAGATATTGATTGGGGAAGCGCAGCTGTAGGAAATTGGATTATTATTGATTGCTTCAGAACTTTAGACCCAAATGATTATTCAAGAGTTTGGAACGATTCTTTCATCAAACCATATTTAACTGCATTGATTAAACGCCAGTGGGGACAAAATATGATGAAATTTACTGGTGTTAAACTTCCTGGTGGTGTAGAACTTAATGGAAGACAAATGTATGAAGATGCTCAAAGAGAAATAGATTTCATTATGGAAAGAATGTCAAATACTTACGAATTACCTCCATTAGACATGATCGGATAATATGCTTAATCCATTTTTTCTTCAAGGATCTAATACCGAACAGTCGTTAATTCAAGATTTGATTAACGAACAAATTCGTATGTATGGAGTTGAGATTTATTATATTCCAAGACAATATATAACAAAAAAAACTATTATAAGGGAAGTTATTGAATCCTCATTTAAACGCGCATATCCACTTGAAGCATATGTTGTTAATTATGATGGATATGGTGATAATACAACTATTCTTTCAAAATTTGGTATTCAAGCATTAAATGAATTAAAACTTTCAATATCAAGAGAAAGATTTGAAAATTACATACAACTTTTATCTGTTGGTGTCAATAATATTGAACTTATAAGTAGACCAAAGGAAGGTGATTTGATATATTTTCCACTTGGAGATAGAGTATTTGAAATTAAATTTGTAGAGCATGAGCAACCATTCTACCAATTGCAAGGAAATTATACATACGATTTAAAATGTGAATTATATAGATATGAAGATGAAGAACTTGATACTGGTATTGCAGACATTGATGATAATACTTTAACAGATGGTTATATCCAAACATTAAAATTGGTCGGAGTTGGAACTACGGCATCTGCTATTGCTGGAATATTAAATGGTGGTGTGCGGTTAATTACCATCACAAACCGAGGTTATGAATATACATCTCTTCCACAAGTGGCAATATCTTCTGCACCATCTGGTGGATTAACAGCGGTAGGAATTGCAACATTTATTGACACAATTGTTGATTGTAATGGAATGACTTCAAATAAAATTCAAGGAGTTGAAATTATAAATCCCGGATATGGATATACAGTTGCTCCTGGAATTGTATTTGTTGGTGGTGGTGGTGTCGGGGCAGCTGCAACTGCAGCAATATCAAATGGCACTGTAGGAATTATTACCGTTACAAATGGTGGCGGCGGTTATGCAACATCACCAATAGTGACAATTTCAGCAGCTCCAGGTGGGGCAATTAATGCTAATGCCAGAGCATATATTAATACTGTTGGTGTTGTGACTGCAATCCGAATTATAAATGCTGGAGCTGGATACACTACCACACCAATTATTACTATATCAAGTCCAACTTCTTCTGGAGTTGGAACTTATATAGATGGAGAAGTTGTCACTGGTAGCATTAGTGGAACAACTGCATTAGTAAAATCTTGGGATGCTCCTACAGGAGAACTTAATATTTACAAAATTAATGGAAATTTTGTTAATGGTGATGTCATAACTGGATCTGGATCGTCAGCAACATATAAATTACGAACATATTCAACTGATAATTTAGTTGATCTATATGCTGAAAATGGTGTTATTGAGTCTGAAGCCGACCAAATTTTAGATTTTTCCGAGTCTAATCCATTTGGAAATCCATAGATAGATTATCTTTTTGTTAAATAAATTAAATAAGGAACTGTTAACATGTTTGAATATTTTTATCACGAGATATTAAGGAATACAATTGTAGCATTTGGATCTCTTTTCAATGATATCTCAATTAAACATACAAATGATTCAGATAACGTAACCAGTGTTATCAAAGTTCCTTTAGCATATGGACCAACTCAAAAGTTCTTGGCAAGGATGGAGCAGGCTCCAAATCTGAATAAACCTGTTCAAATTACATTGCCAAGAATGTCTTTTGAGTTTACTGCATTAAATTATGATACATCAATAAAAGTTACAGCAACACAAACTTTTCTTTCTGGATTAGCGTCGGATAAAACTGCTCCAAGAAAATCATATATGCCAGTTCCATATAATATGCAATTTGAACTGACAATATATACGAAATTAAATGATGATATGTTGCAAATCGTAGAACAAATTTTACCATATTTTCAACCCGCATATACATTATCTGTAGATTTAATAAAAACTATTGGAGAAAAAAGAGATATTCCTGTTGTTTTTGAAGGAATTTCGATGAGAGATGATTATGAGGGCGACTTTGATACTCGTAGATCATTAATTTATACTCTAAGATTTACTGCAAAAACATATTTGTTTGGTGCTATTGCAGATGTATCAAAGGATATTATCAAAAAAGTTTCAATTGGTTATATTGGAGGAGATCAAACATCAAATCCATCAAGAGATCTTTCATATACAATAGAACCTCGAGCTACTAAGAATTATACTGGAACAGTTACTACAAATCTTTCTAAAGATATTGATGATTTAAATACTACGATTTATATTGATGTTGTAGACTCAACATCTATTTCTACAGAAACTTATATTACAGTTGATAATGAAGAAATGTATGTAGAATCTAAAACTGGCAATACTCTCAAGGTAACTCGTGGATCGGATAATACTGTTATTGCACCCCACGTAAATGGATCTGCAGTCAAAACAATAACATCTAGCGATAATAATCTGATACAAATTGGTGATGATTTTGGATTTGGTGGATCATGAAGATGACAAAGAAATTTGACAAACTGAATGAAACGTTTGATGTTTCTGGAGATATTGTCACAACAAATACTGAAGTAGTTGAATCTAAAATTGAGGGTATAGCATCTTCGGTAGAAGATATTCGTAAAGATTATGAATATACAAGAGGAAATCTATATTCAATAATTGAAAAGGGACAAGAGGCAATTAATGGAATATTAGAATTAGCTCAAGAGAGTGAAATGCCAAGAGCATATGAAGTTGCTGGACAATTAATTAAAAATGTTTCTGATGCTACTGATAAGTTAATGGATCTTCAAAAAAAACTTAAAGATATTGAGGAAACAAAACATGTTCGTGGTCCGATGAATGTTACTAATGCATTATTTGTTGGATCTACTGCAGAACTTTCAAAACTTTTGAAAAATGAACTATTAGATAATAAATAAAATAAATAAATAGATTCAGATAGTGAAGAAAAATGGCAGCAGTACCTGCAGTTAATGTAAATATTGACAGTGGAACTAATTTTGAAGCCACATTTTCTATAACTTCAGAAACTGGATCTGTAATTGATTTAACTGGTTATACTGGAGTATCAAAAATTAGGAAATATCCAACTTCACCATCCTCTAAAAATTTTGTGGTTGGTATAACCTCAACATTAGGAAAAATTACAATATCGATGGCTTCTACAATCACTTCAGAATTGGTAGAAGGAAGAAATTATTATGATATTGTCATTACATCTTCAAACAACGTTGTGTCAAAGGTTATAGAGGGAATGGCACTCATTAATTCAACGGTATCAGAATAATGGCAGGTCCCCTTTCAGGTCAATATAGAGTATCAATTTCTTCTGGAGGTCTTCAAGGAACTCAGGGAGCTACAGGATCTCAAGGTGTTGCTGGATTTGTTGGCTCCAATGGTGCTCAAGGAGCTCAAGGATTAAGTGGAACTGCTGTAGCTCAGGGAGCTACAGGTTCTCAAGGTACTACAGGTGCTGGTACTCAAGGAACTCAAGGTACTACTGGAACTCAAGGCATTACTGGTTCTCAAGGTACATTGGGAACTCAAGGTACTACAGGATCTCAAGGTACTACAGGTTCTCAAGGCATTACTGGTTC